AACGACTCTATTACTACAATTAAGCACAATATAGTCACGATTAAAATTATTACGTTTTGTATCATAGTAGTTTTCCTAAGTTAATTTCCACATCAATTATCGTATCTCCCCAAGCGTAAGCTTCTGATGGAGATTTAAATTTCTTAGAGTATTGCGTACTCCAGTTTCCTGTCTTAACACCTCTCTTGTATATTCCACAGATCCAACCGCTGTCTTTTTCTGCCAATGGGCTTACTTGAATCCACCAACCTATCTCTAGGTAAAAATTAATGTTTTCCATCTATGGTGTTAATTGTTTAGTAATTACCATTCTACCAGTTACTTCAATCAGTTTACCTGTTTTCTTGTCATTAAAGTAATAGCCATCGCTATTTGATTCACTTTGTACCTTACCGCTACTAATCCACTCACGAGCAACAGTCCCATCACAGTTAATCATTTCAACTTTAAACTCGTCACCATACCCGCCAATTTTTGCACGAGCGGCATCTGTACAAGAAGTACTGCCCATAACAATGGCTATAAATAATACTACCATTGTGCTTACTTTTAAATTTCTGTTTTTCATCTTACTTTATATTTAATTTAAATAATTTGGGAGTGCGCTAAATCCCCTAGGCACTCCCTAAAAAAATTGCCTGCCTATTTCCTACGAGCAGGACTTTTTACTATATGCTCCACTCACGCAGGAAACTCTCGTATAAGTACCACCCCGAAAAATTTAATACACCTAATCCTGTATTTGGATTAAAGCTTGGGGTGGTTTAGTGCAGCGTTCAAGTGGCTTGCTCACTTATAAATCTTTTTTGTTTAATGGCTCGTGTTTTATTCTTATGCCAACATCGGTTAAGTTACAATCTTTTATATAAACACTAAAAAAATCAAAAACTTTAGAAAGATCTTGGCTTCTATATTTAATAGAGTTAGGTTGCCCATTATCTCTTTTAGTGTTTTTATCAGTTAAAGTTCCTTTGTACCACATTACTCTTTTTCTTTACGCTTACCTTTGTAAGCATTTTTATCGTATAAAGTACCATATTGAAGTCCTAAAACTAACATTGTATTATCTCCTACAACAAATCCTTTTTCGTCTACAATTTTAACCTTAATATCCGCTAACGAAGTTAAGTATTTTTCTTTTGATTTCATAGTTCTGTTTTTAGTTTCTTAAGGCAAATGTACATCAACATTTGTTAATCCACAAGTAAATGTTAATTTGTTTATAAAATTTCTTAGCCCCATATAAATTTTGACCAAAATACACGAATTAAGGCTTAAACATCTCATTATCAATAAATAACATTTTAGGGGTCAATTAGGGGTCAACGATACCCCTATAGACAAGGATAAGGATAAGGATAAGGATAGTTCTTTCTTTTTTGTTTTACTTTTTTCTTTCTTAGGAAATAATGTTATCTTTGAAGTGTTATGCCAAACCGATTACCTACAGAAATAAAAAAACAACGTGGAACTCTAAGACAAGATAGGGTAAATCCTAACGAGCCTGAACTTCCCTCGGTTATACCTCCTACACCAGTTTGGTTAAGCGAGGATGGGCAAAAGACTTTTTTAGAGCTAGGTGTTGTGCTTCACGATATGTCTGTGCTTACCTCCGCAGATGCTTTGGCACTAGAATTGCTCTGTGACTCATACAGCGAATACAAAGCAGCAAAGCAAGTCATAAACGAATTAGGAGCTACAGATGTTCAAGTGACTAGAGAAGGTAACGCTAAGACTGTTATTCGACCTGAAGTTCAAATCGCTAATCAATCTTTTGTTAGAGTCTTTCAGCTTCTTAAAGAATTTGGTTTAACTCCATCGAGTCGGGCAAAGGTAAATTCAATAGAGCAACAAGCTCAAACTCCCGACATCAAAATAGAAAACTTCTTTAACAACGATGAATAACCTTAAACACATTGACGAAACCAAATGGTATTTCGATGAGAAGTCAGCCAAGAGAGCTGTAGACTTTATCGAGATGTTTTGTCAGCACGTTAAGGGCGACTTAGCAGGTCAGAAGTTTATACTTGAAGAGTGGCAAAAGGATGACATTATTCGACCTCTATTCGGTTGGAAATCTAAGAAGACGAAATTAAGACGATTTAGACAATGCTTTGTGTTTATACCTCGTAAGAATGGTAAGACTAATTTAATGGTTGGTATCGCTCTTTATATGCTTTTCTCAGATGGTGAGAAAGGTGCTGAGATAGTTTCCGCAGCAGCCGATAAAGAACAAGCTAGATTATCGTTTTCTATTGCCAAGCAAATGGTTTTACAGAACCCTGAGTTGCTTAAACGAGCAGGTACTTACAGAGATTCGATTACTTACGATAAGGTTGGATCGTACTACAAAGTAATCTCAGCAGATGCAGATACTAAACACGGTTTAAACTTGTCTTGTTGTCTTCTAGATGAAATACACTCTCACAAAAATAGAGATTTATATGATGTTTTACTTACTTCTATGGGAGCAAGGAAAGAGCCTCTTATGCTTGGTATTACCACAGCAGGTGCAGGTCATCAAAAAGACCACATTTGTAAGGAGCTTTACGATTATGCGAAGAAACTTATTGAGGGTACTATCGAAGACGACTCATTCTTAGGCGTTGTGTATGAGGCAGGTAAAGACGATGACATCTTTGACGTTGAGGTGCAAAAGAAAGCCAACCCAGGCTTCGGTACTATCATCACCGAAGAGTATATGCAACAACAATCGGTTAAAGCTAAAAACGAACCGTCTTACGAAAACACTTTCCGTAGATTGCATCTAAATCAATGGGTTGCTAACGAGACTAAATTTATTAGTGACGATAAGTGGATGGAGGGTGATATACCTGTAAATGAAGCTTACCTTAAAGGAAGAGCTTGTTACGGAGGTTTAGATTTAGCTTCTACTCGAGATATTACTTGTTTATCGCTTTTGTTTCCTGACGATAACGATGGCTACGACATATTACCGTTCTTTTTTATACCCGAAGAGAACGCTTACAAACGCTCAGAACGAGATAAAGTAGATTACGTTAAGTGGCACAGGCAAGGTCACGTAATCTTTACTCCTGGTGACGTTTGCGATTACAACTACATAAAGCAAAAGATTCGTGATTTAAGCGAATTATACGATATTAAAATGATAGCCTACGATAGATGGAACGCTTCTCAAATCGTAATCGACCTTACAGAAGAGGGATGCCCAATGATTCCTGTAGGTCAAGGTTACAGAACTATGTCGCCTGCTACCAAAGAATTCGAAACACTAATTTTAAGTGGAAACATTCGTCACGCAGGAAACCCTGTGCTTAGATGGATGATGTCTAACGTAGTGTTAACCGAAGACCCAGCAGGAAACGTAAAGCCAAATAAGGCGAAATCAAATGACAAGATTGACGGTATCGTTAGTGTTTTAATGGGATTGAGCGAGTCAATGAAAAACAAGAATCAAGGTGGAACAGGATATGATAGCAAAGAGATTTTCTTTATCTAAAGAAGAAATAATTACCTCCAATCAAGGAAGTATTAGAGCAATTTGCTCAAGTGTATTGTCTAACAACAACGACATTCACCTCTTAGACGACCTTATTCAAGACATAAACCTAATTCTACTGACTCAAATGGATGAAACGATTGAGTCTTTGCACGAAACAAATCAATTTGAGTATTTCGTGGCTCGTGTGGTCACCAATCAAGTAATTAGTACATCGAGTCCCTTTCACAACACTTATCGTCTTAGAGAGCCTAAAAACCACCTTAAAAGAGATGATTACGATATATTACCAGACTTACTTTGGTATAATTTAAGTAATTTAAAGCACAAAGGAATGAGAGATGTTATGTATTTAAGGTTCGAATATGGTCTAAAAATACAAGAAATAGCATTAATTAAGGGTTATAGTCCAAGCTACATACATAGGCTGATAGGGCTTTCTTACAAATTAATTAAAAATAGTTCAAAAATTTAGTTCACATTTTCGCTGTTTTTACTATTTATAGTTGTACGGCGTTTCATAAAAACAACCAATTTGGGTATATTCGACATTTTTACCACAAGAAAGCAAGCTCCTGAGCAAGAGGAGAGAAATTTGTATGGGCAAACTATACTAGGTCCTGCTTTTGGCTCTGCTTCGGGCGAGTTAGTTTCAAAGGAACAATCAATGCGAATCGCAGCGGTTTGGTCTTGCGTTAGAGTATTGTCAGAAACAATCGCTTCTTTACCTATAGCGCAATATCAAGTTGACCCTGAAACGGACAGAAAATCTAAATTAAATTCCCCTCTGAATGATTTAGTAAGTAAACAACCCTCTGATTTATTTAACTCTTTTATGTTCTATGAGCGAATGCTAGTAGACCTTAGTTTAGATGGAAACTTCTACGCTTGGATTGAAAGAAATGGAGCAGGTTTACCTATTGGACTTCACCCTATACAAGCCATTGACGTTGACATCTATATGTCACCCGATGGTAGAAGTGTTTATTATGAAATAAACCAAAACAACACAACATTTGTCTACCCACACACAGGTAGAGTGAACTCGATAGATATGATACATTGCAAGGGTATTTCTCTTGACGGTATCGAGGGTCAATCACCTATCGAGTCAGCAGCAGAAACTTTAGGTATCTCACTAGCTTTAAACAAGCACGCAGGTTCTTTCTTTAAGAATGGAGCTTCTGTTGGCGGTATACTCAAACATCCTGGAGTGCTTAAACCCGAAACTGCGAAACGACTTAGAGAGTCTTGGTCTAGCAATTACGGTGGATCAGCTAATACAGGTAAGACAGCTATACTTGAAGAGGGTATGGATTTCGTACCTAAGATGCTACCTAACAACCAAGCACAGTTCTTAGAATCAAGACAATTCCAAGTAAGTGATATTGCTCGAATCTTTAGAGTACCAAATCACCTTATAAACGATTTACAAAACACTAGCTACAATTCAGTCGAAGCACAACAAATCGACTTTGTAGTTCACACTATAACGCCTTACTTAAAACGAATTGAAACTGAGTTAAACTCTAAATTAATTCCTTTTAATAAAAAAAGTACGCAATATTTTAAGTTTAACGTAAACGCTCTTCTAAGAGGTGATTCCAAGTCGAGAGCAGATTACTACCGTACTTTGGTAAACATCGGTGTACTATCGCCTGATGAAGTTAGGTCTTATGAAGACTTAAACGCTGTAGGTGGTAATTCTGAGTTGTTCTATATGCAATCTAATATGTTGCCAATAGATAACTTAGGTGAAGGAACATCAAGAGAAGAAATTAACAATATTGAAGAAGAAGACAATGAAGAAGAATAACAAAGAAACTAGAGTTTACTCTAAGGCTTCACTAGAGGTTCGAATGAATGAAGACTCAAAAGAAATTCAAGTAAGCGGATACGCTTCTTTATTTGACCACGAGAGCAGAGATTTAGGTTTTAGAGAAACTATAGGTCGTAATGCTTTTGATGGTAGATTAGATGATAATGTAATTTTAACATTTAACCACGATATGAACTCTATCTTAGATAGAAATCACGGTGGTACGCTTAAATTGTCAGTAGATAATTTAGGTTTAAGATACGATGGTACATTACCTAACACGTCGGTTGGGCGAGATGTCGCTGAACTTATGCGTAGGGGATTGCTTTACGAATCTTCTTTTGCTTTTACAGTAGAGGATGACGATTGGAGTAAAGACGGTGATGTAACAAAGAGAAATATCAATAAAATCGGAAGGTTATTTGATGTTTCGATAGTTGGTGTTGGAGCTTATTCTGATACTGATGTCGCTTTACGTTCTTTAGAAGAATTTAATAGTTCTAACGAAGAGGTTAAAGAAGAAGAGGTTGAAGACCTTTCAATGATTAATTTATTAACAAACGAGTTAACGCTCAAAAGTAAACTGTAAAAGATGAAAAATTCTGTAGAATTAAAGCAAGAGAGAGCAGGTATCATTACTGATGCTAACGCTTTACTTGAACTTTGTAAAACTGAATCACGTAATTTAACTGCCGATGAGCAAGTTTCTTACGATGAGAAAATGTCTAAAATAGACGAATTAAAAAAATCACTAGAAATGGTTGAAAGACAAGAAAAATTAAACGCTGAGATTGCTTCTAAAGTAGTAGCTCCAATA